TGATACTGTTAAAGGATCAGTTGATCCTGCAATTTTTTCTGAACCGTTTTGATCAATTGTTAATGGGTTAGAATCAAATGTTCCTGCATAATCAATAAATGCTATTTCATCACCAATGCTTCCTGCAGGTAAATCCATTTCAAATGATCCACCAGTTGTATTAATAAAATAACCTTCTCCAGCTACTGCTGTGAAAGTAGAAGTTTTAACTGCTTGCCAATCCGTACCACCTGATACTGCACTCCAAGATAAAACACCTGAACCATTTGTTTTTAAAAATGTGTCTGCTGATCCAGTTGCTGCCGGCCATGTTAAAGTGTAAGACGTTGTACTATTAGCTGCTTTTTGTCCTATGTACTGGCCTCCGGAATCATCTTGTAATCTAATTTCTTTTGAAGTCCCTATATTTAATCCTGTTGATGCATCCCAAATAAAATTAGCATCATCTGATAACGCACCACTTGCACCTGCTGTAACGACTCTTGTATTTGTTAAGTCAGATACTTTAGCACTTGCCATTGTAAGGTCTGTGCCATCAAATGTTAAATTAGATGATCCATCAAATGCTCCTGAACTATTGAATTGAACTTGTGTATTTGATCCTCCAGGTAATCCACCCGCTACAACTTCATAAATATCTGGGTTTGTACCATCATTACCTGATGCACTAATAATTTTCCAACCTTTATCAGTTGTCGCCCAAGTTACAGTATCACCTGAACCTGAAGCATATTTTAATTGTACTGTGTAAGCACCTGATGTGCTGTTTTTAATATAATAAGTATTTTCTACATCAAGAGGAAGTGTAACAATTTTGTTTCCTGTAATTGCTTGTGGAGACTCTGCTCCTAAAATAATAACTCTAGATTGTGCCGTACCTGTTAGAGCACCATCTGCTACAGTTAACGCTGTAGTATTAGCTCCTGTTCCGGCTGCATTTAAAGTAGCTACAACATAGCCACCAGTGATGCCTTCTACTAGGTTTAAATTTGCGTTTGTTTTTGTTCCCCAAGTACCGGCGTTTTCACCAGTTACCATTAGTTCAACACCAAGAGGTGTGTATGATGAAGCCATAATTTTTTCTCCTAAGCCACGTGCGTTACGTCTGTATACGACGTTTCTGCTGTAACGTCAACATCAGAATAACTTGCACTATTTGTTTTATTGACAGCACTATAACTTGTATTGCCTGTAATATCAACATCTGCATATCCTAGTACAATTATTTCTCCTACACTAGATGTAGCCTGTTGTCCTTCTGGACCAACGACCATTTCTGTCGGTGAAATTACACCTGTTGCAGAAGTAGCTGATACACCTGTTAATGGCACTCCTATTTCAGGAACTAAAGATCCTACAGAAGAAGTAGTTGATACGCCTGTTAATGGTACTCCAATTTCAATATTTAAACTACCCACAGCAGAAGTTGCTTGTTGACCTGTAGGTTGCTCAGTAAGAGCATCCAAAATTATTCCACCAACTGTCGATGTCGCACTAACACCTGTCAACCCTACAGTCATTTCAGTAGGAGATAGTGATCCTACATTAGAGGTAATTGATACTCCTGTTGGTACAACAGTACAACTTATATCAAGAGTTAAACTACCAACACTAGATGTAGCACTAACCCCCGTTATAGGTACAAAATTTTCTATTGAAGCTACTAATGATCCAACACTAGATGTTGTGTTTAATCCTGCTGGTTGTACTAGTTTATTAAATGAATCTCCATAAGGTTCTTCACCCCAACCATTTCTACCCCAACCAACTAACGTACCTGCGTTATCAAAGTCTCCAAGTTCTGTTGTAGCTTGTTGACCTGTTGGACTTATAATTGATTCTAAAGCTAGTGTAAGAGAACCTAATGCAGATGTAGTTGATAGACCAGTTAATGGTACTCCAATTTCTGTAGTAATAGAACCTGTTGATGATGTAACTTGTTGACCTGTTAGTTGTACAGCATATTCAACACCCCAACCAGAGTTACCCCATTCTTGTCTACCCCAACCTTCTTCATTAAAAGCTTCTAGTGAACCTATTGATGATGTTGTTGATTGTCCGGTAAGAATAACAGTAATGTTATCATCACCCCACTCGTTGGATCCCCAAGTATTATTACCCCAGGTTGATGCCATAAGGAGTTCCTCCCTATGCTATACGAAGTATTGCGTTAGATGCGTCTGCTGTTGGGAATTGAATTGTGAAAGTTCCACTTGATACAGTTTTGTCTCCACCAAATGCAATAGCACAAACTGCTGGGTCACCTGATGCTGAATCATTAAATATTAAACAACCGTTAGCTGTGAACGAAGCTGATGTCCAAGAAACATCTGCAAAGTCACAACAAGCTGTATCAGTTGATAAAGCAGGAGTTACACTTGTAAGTGCTTTTCCTTTTGCAGAATAAGCTGATCCTGATGTATTAGCTATTTCGTTTGACGAACTGTAAGCTGTTGTTGATTTATTTAAAGTAGCACTACTTGTGTATAAAGCTAAGTTAAAAGTATTACCAGACGATGCTGTAAAATTGTGAATAGCTTGTAAAACTTCTGTTTTAAAACTGTTACATACTGCCGACGTTATTGCCATAATTTTTCTCCTTATTAGGGAGACGGTGATTTGACTTGTATTCTGACAGTTCCGTCAGTGTAATCGTCTCGTCTTCGTCTTCCAAGTTGCATACCTGCAAACTGTTGTATTGCATTTTTATATCTATTTTCATAATAAGTCAACATATCCATTGGACCTTTTAAATATCCAAAAGCTTCTACTAAACATGCATATAAGAGCCCTTGAGGAAAGTATTGACTAAGATATGTAGTTGTTGTGCTACCAGATAACCCATCAGGCATTTTGTTGTAATAAACTCTAAATTTATATGCTGCATCAGGTGTAGGAGCTATATACATACCTCCTGAAGTAGTGTCTGAAGTATTTGTAGCACCCCCAAACATTGCATAATATTTTGGAAAACCTGTAACATCCTGTGCTGTTAAATCCCCTTCGGGTCCTGTTAATCTGTCTGTATATTCTGATAAATATGTTTGATCTTTTTTCTCTAACCAAGTTCCACTACCGGTAGTTGCTGAAGTAGAATTAAACACCTCTACACCTCTAATAAATAAAGCTCCAGCAGGAGAATTAATTGTATTATTATCTGTAGATAAAGTACCTTCTTGAACAAATCTTTGAGAGTCCATAGGAAGCTCTTGATAAATTCTAAACTCAGCATCCTCTATAAATCTATTTATAACAGATGCTGTAAGTACATCAGAATCTACCTCTGTGTAGTTTCTAATATCTGTTGTTAAATTTGCGTATGTTGTTCCTGCCATAATTAACCTCTATCATTTACGGGTCCAATTGTACACTGAAAACCGCCTCCTGTTTCTGTGCTTGATGCAGTGTTAGTTAACGTAACATTTATGCCATCAAATTGTGTAGTTGTAGATGGTTGACCTGTACTTGGAACCGATGTTTCATTTAAAGAAACAACTTTATAGCAACCAAAAACTTTTGCTAAATTAGAATGAGATCCAGCAACTGTAGATTCAGGAGAAACCCCTCTGTAAGGTGCACTTGTTCCTCTAGTGCATCCTGTTAATTGATTCGTGGATCTTCCTGTATATTGTATAACTTCATTTTGATATGTTCCCACAAGAAGTGGGTCTGTTGTATCTGAAGAAGTTAAAACTTTTTCTATCATAATAAAACCTGAAGTAGGAAACTCAGACCCGTCAGTTAAATCAATTGTAGTAGCAGTATCTGTTATTGCTCCATTTAATGTTGTAGACATTTGTAATGTTGATATTGCAACACCACCTACCGGAGATTTAACATTTCTAAATCTTGCAAAATCATTTATCTGTAAATCACCGTTTGGAAAATTAATTTTTAATGTAGTATTAGATGCAGTTACAAAAGGATTTTCTGGTAAAAAATCTTCTGTTGGAAATTCTGTTCTAGCCGTTCTTGCTCTTTGTAAAGCTTGTGGATCTGCACTTGTAGGTTTAGGATCTAACTGTGGTTGTTTAGGCTCGTACTCTGAAACGTGGACCAAGGCACCATTCCATTCTCTAACCATTTCATTATATGGAAAAGCCATACCTGATCTATCTGATATCGCTAATGCAAATTTACCTTGTGCAAAACTACTCATTATACTCCTGGGTAATATACTTTAGGTGCTATGTAAGTTGAGTTAGAAGAACCATCTTCATCTTCTGCTCTTAATAATTCATCTTCATATAACATCTTTAATTCTTGTGTTCTTTGTGGTGCGTATTTTACTGATAGGTAATAAGCTAAACCTGAAATCATACATGGTACAAATCTATAAGGTACATCAGTTGCATTCGTGTAAGCACCTACATCATCAATTCTTTTTGTATAATAAAAATTTATAAAGTTTCCAGCTTGTGAACTACCTGGAGTTAAATATAAAGTCATAGTTGTTTTATCTATAAATCTTTGTATCCAATATTGTGTAGGTAAACCTAAATCTGTTTTATTAGAAAATGCTTGATACTGCGATCTACTAATTCTTGTCATAGGTGTATCAACATTAGTTGATGCAACTCTATAACTAGCTTCTTGAATATCTGTCATTCCATTTGGAAATTGAACAACTGTATCACCAGTGTTGTGAGTAGCTGCTGTGCTACCGTTAACACCTCTAACACACCCTGTTAAATTTAATGAAGAAATTCCAGAATAAGTAATTTGTTCAGTACCAATAAGAACTATACCACCGGTCGTAGGCATTCCTGTAACAGAAGCAACACCGATTGTGGTAACTGCAGCATTTATTCCTGCAGACAGAGTTGTACTAATACCGCTTGATGTACCGTCGGTCGGGGATCTATAAAAAGTATAGACTGCTTGACCGTTCACTAAAGCTACACTTTGGTTTTTAACTTCCCAAAACTGTAATCCTCTATTCCCCCATTCAGAAAATAAAATATTTAAAGATCGTTTCGCAGTTTTTAATTGATAACCAGAAACACCCTGCATACCAATACGTTCATATGCATCTTCAATAATCTCATCTATTCCGAGGTTCTTATCAAAAACATAAGAACCCGAGGTTACGTTAGCCACTTAGACCTCCTATCCTGCTGTTAAATTAGGACCAGAATATTTGTCTGTCAATAAAGTGTAAGCAGTGACATTTGTTTTAGTTTTACAAAAAATTCCTTTTGGAAATAAAATTCCATCTTCAGGAAAATTGAAATTAATTACATCACCTGTTGGAACATCTGCAAAAAGTAAAGTTGTTCCTGAATTTGATGTTGTTGTAAGTTCTAAAACACCTGCGCCATTACCATCAGAAGCAATAATTATACCTCTTAATCTTACTGGTGGCGCTATAATAGCTGTTGCGCCAGCTGCTGCTGCGGATCTAGTTGCTTGTATATCATTTTTAAACGACATTTGTTTCTCCTATTAAATTTATGTGGGGCCGAAGCCCCACACTAATTATTTATTAAGCTGCCCAAGCAAATGCGCCTTTGACTGCTAAAGGATCTTTAGCTGAGTCAAGACCTACATGCCATAAGCCATCTTCCGTACAAGAGAAATATAAAATAGATCCGATTGTAAAGAAATTTGTAGTTGCGTTAGCTGCCGTAAAAACTAAAGAACCTTCACCTGCTGTTGATGTATCGTAAGAAACATTATCAGCTGCTCTAGTTTCAATTAGTGAACCTGTGTACCAAGCGTCTGTTCCTAGTGCATCAAAAGTTAAAGTGTTTGTTCCACCAGTAGTATCTACTCTTTGAACGTAAGCACATCTAGTTCCTGCAATAGCTGACGGTAAAGTCATTGAACAAGCTGCTGCGCCTGTAAAGTTTACCGTACTAACTTGATTACCAGGTAGAGCAACTCCAGCTCCTGCAGTAACTGCAGCATGAGTCATTCCAACGAAATCAAATTTTACGTTTAGGTAGTTAGGTGTATAAACACCTGTTGATAGGTTTTTTACTACAGACTGGAATCCGTTTTCGGATCTTACCGGTCCTGTAAATGTTGTATTAGCCATATTAATATCCTCCTAGATATCTTAAATGTAGTCCCTAGGGGTTGTCGACTATACGCGTCTACATTTAATCTTTATTATTTATGTATAGTGATTAATTTATATAACACTTTTTAGTAGAGTGCAAGAGAGCCTGTAATGTGGAGTGGATTTTTCCAACGATGTAGCTTTTATTCTAAGTAGCTACAGAAACTTGTGGAGCAGAACCTTCTACGTTGTTCTGTAAGTGAGCAATCCTAGCTTCTTCAAGCTTGATATCTGTGATGATCTGTTTGACTTTATCGTCAATTCTAACCATCTCAAGAGTGTATCTGTTATTAGACAGATGCTCCTGTTCCCACTTCAACTCCAAGGACCTTTTTGCTTTGTATAGGTCTTGTATCATTTATAACCTCTTCATAAGTTATCCGATAAGGAAAGTTTCTAAACATTCCCGATTTTTCCCAAACTATACTGTTTTCTCCTAGCTTGTCAACTATTGATTGCTCTAAAGAAATGGCATCATCTTTAGATTCTACTTCAAATCTACCGTGATGGTCATAAGCATATATGTTTATTAGGAATTTTTTCATGGTTTTGTCTTTCTATATGTTAAATGTGGCGAGACTATGTCCCGCCACAAAAAATGAAGTATTAAGCTCCTGGAGAACCAAAGATACCTCTAGGGTCAGATACACCAAATACGTATCTTTCTC